GAAAAAGGTGTTTCTGAGTGGCTAGTGGCTTTTTACCCAACTGAGGTTAGTGCTTCTTCTGTAGCAGGAAGTGTCTCTCCAGTAGAAGCACTAACCTCAGTTGGGTAAAAAGCCTCTAGCCACTCAGAAACACCTTTTTCTGGAAAAGTAGCTGTTAAAGCAGGACCAACAACGGGGTTTGATTTTAGAGGTTCTATAACACCTTGTCCCACTGTGTTTATAGCTGTACCTGTTTTTGCTAAAAGATCTGTGAACCAACTCATAGTATGTTATAATTTCTTGATGAAAAAACTTGTCTTTCTAATTGTCGGTGGAATTTACACAATGATTATGATGACAATTCCATTCAGCGAACAATATCCTTCAAGTAAATACCTCATCCTTTGTATCTGGATAATAGGTATTTATCTATTAAGAAAAAGTATTTTAAAGAAAGATATCTTTTCCTAATTTAAGTATAACTTATATCTTTAATACTTGTAACTTTAAGCTAAAGCTGTAAGTCTTGCTTTTCCTGGTAGTTGTCTATCACTCAAGGTGTAATAGAAAAACACTCCTCTAAATGTCATTTCATCAGACTCTCCATCGTTTTGTAGGTTGATTTTTGTCCAAAACAAGTCTTTTTGCCTCAAGTTAATATACTTAATCAAAAGAGTTTCTCCAGTTTCAGGCTCTTGCATCATTCCTATTTCTTGATCTCCCCATTCGTCATTACCAAAACCAGATAAGACGGGATCTGTTGATACTCGATATCTTGGGAAAGTTTCAATTCCACTTGCTCCAGTACCTATGGCTTGAACTGTAGTTCCATTACCTGTTAGAGAACCAAATACCAAAACTGCCTTGTCGAATTTCTTAAATTGGTCGGAAAGTTTGGCATCATATTGTTTTGTGGTAATAGAAAGAGTTATCTTTTCTCCAGTACCAGTAGATGTTGCATAGTCTTTTCTTCCGGTAAACATTTTGACTACATTCCCACCATAATCAGAACTTGCATCTGATACACCAAAATACAAGTTTTCTACATCAGTGGTTGGGTGTTTTGCTGTAAAGAAAACAGAAGGGTGAAGTCCTGTCCAGTGACTCCAGGTGTTATATCTTTCGTCATATACAAGAATTGAGGTATTCCCTGTTCCTGCCTCTCCTGTAGAAATACCAAACAAAGACAAATTCTTGTAATAACCACTACAGACATTGGGTAAATTGGCGGTTGTAACCCTTCTAGTAACAGAATCAGCCTTTAGAGACAAAACTGAATACCTAAGAATAGTTCCATAGTTTTCTTCATGTCCTAAAGTGGCAACACCTTCGTCTGAATAGAACCTAATATCATTACCGGCAATATGAGGAGATAATGGAGACATTGTTCCACGGATAACATTGACATTTTGAATATTAAAACCACCAACGGGATCACCTTTCATTAAACCTACTCTTGAATCTTTAAACACTGCAAGCCCATCATCATTGGCTACTGAAAAGGATTTAAGTGCGTTAATATCCTGCCCATCTCCTTTTTGAAATCCATCAAAACCTGAACCATCTGGAAGTGTAAAAGAAAGACTGTTATCCATAGTTTCAACAATCTCCTGCTCACCTGACCAAACAATGACATCTTTCCCAAGTTCTGTGGTTGTACCCACAAGCATATTTTGATAAGTATCTAATAAGTAAAAGTGATAACCTTCTGTGCTGTTTGCAGATGGTACAGTAAACATATAATCAACTCCAGACTGTCCTAAAGGATTTATGTCTTTATCAACATAAGTTGTCTCAGAAGCGTCAAGAGCAGCCAAGAAAAATTCATTCTCAGCAGTATCTCCTCTAAATATCATTACCCTAGTAGCATCAGAAGGAGCTTCAGGAAGTGTTAAGGTTAAATAAGTCCCACCATCAATTTCAGGCATACTTCCAAACCATCCCTCACCCTCTGCCTCATCTGTTTTTGCTGGAGTAGCAAGAGTAATACCTGTTTCGTTCAACCAAGCATATCTATAGTAGTAGGTGCGAGTTCCAGAACCACTGCCTGTTTTAGCAACTGTGGGATAAGTATCAGGATCATCTAAGGTTACAAAAATTCCCCAATCAGTACCATCAAAAGTAACCATTCTGTCGTTTGGTCCAGCAAAGTAAATAGTATCTCTTATTTGAACCATGTTAATAAAATCACCAGGAGTAAAAATCGGAGAATCATCTGCAAACTCAGGATCAGTGTCTGTATAACCCTCTGGAACATTGGCTGTTAAAAGTGACCATGTTTCCAACGAAAAACTATACACTTCAATTTTACCCAAATCGTTAATTCTCAAAACATAGTCACTTCCGTCAATATCATAAAAGGATTTTGCATTTACAATATTGTCTGTGCCATCCATGGCTTCGCCTACAAGTTGAGTTCCTTGTCTTTTGGTTATTGTTCCATATTGAAGATAAATACCATTTATAAGTTCTGATAACTCAGTGTCTTTTAGTGAAGCAGGATCGGGGAGACTGTTCCATCCATCAGGAAAACCCTGACTTCCAGTTCTTTTGATTTTGGGATTACTACGTTTTTCAGGATACCTAAACATATCATATTCTAGCTGATCTATCAGTTCTTACTGCGTATCTGTCTCTCGCAACCCTAAGTTTATCAAGGCTTCTTGGGTTACTGACAAACTTCAAGAGTTCATGCCTTCCTGGTACTTGCTCCATAGCAAGATACCCATTAAAACGATTTTCGTATTCTACTCTTGCATCGTCTTGTGAACCAGGTAAATTAGCTGTTCTGTAGTATTCACTCAAAGCACCATAAGCAAGCATATCTCCTGGTAAAAGTATCTTATCTGCTGAAGCTGAAGGTTTAGGTGGTGTAGCAAAATACCACAAAAGACAATCTTCTGTAGTTTCTATTGCTTCCTTAAAAGACACTTTCCATCTACCAAAATTCTCATGAGTAGGATCATTCTCCATTTCAACATAGATTTCTTGGTCATCAGGAACTCTGTCTGGATCTGCTAAATCAACCTCACCATGTACTAATACATAAAGAGAATTTGACCTTTGGAATCTAACTGGCAAGTAAACTTCAGTGTCACCTACAGTAAGAGTTAATTCGTCTTTGGTTAATAGCCTTCTCCAAAATCCCCTCTTAGAAGCCTCCTCATATTTTGTTTGGATGTAAGAAAGCCATTGTGCGTATTCATCTGAATCTACATTTGGGACTGTACCACCAGCGAAATTAGCCATATAGGTCATAACTTCTCCTACAGTGCCTATAAACTGGGTCGTGTTTGTCAAAGCCATCTTAATTTAAGTATAACCTAGAACCACTTTCCTTGTAATAAAAAGAGAGGGTAATTTACATCACCCTCCTCTTTTCTGTCCGTCAACCTATTATTAGGTAATTGCGTATGGGAAACTAGCTGTTTGATCTGTGTAAGTCACCATAGTTCCTATATCAACAGAATATTCCTCTGCACTTTCTACGACATAAGCCTCTCTGTTTCCGTCAACTTCTCTACCTAATACGAAAACTGTCCTTGCTGTAGCTGTTTTTGTAGCCATAAATAATCACCTCAATCCTATTTTAAGTATGTATTGATTACACACAGAATGTAACCCCCCCCACGCAAAGAACCTCTCGAAAGAGGCTCTGTGCTGGAACTAGTGTTTAACTAGACTCCCAAATTGTGCATATAACAGTGTGCGTTTGGATTACCCATTTTAAATGTGTATTCACCTAACACCTGCCATCTGAACGAATCTCCTAGTCTGGCAAGCGGATATGTATGCCACCCTCGATTTCTCTCAGGTTTGTAGCCAATATCACTTTCGTCAACAGCCAAAACCAAGTCATCCATCCATCCAGTTCTTTCCTGAATTAAGACAACATCAATTTTGCCGTACAAATGTGAAAGATATGTACCTACTTTTCCAATACCTCTTGTGTCGTTCTTTTGATTTGTTCTAATCAAATCTGAGAACAAGTATTTGAATTTTCGCATAAATCCACCACCTACATAAAGAGTTGGTTTATCAAAAACCTTCGCACTCAATAGATCAAGCGCGTTGTCCAATTTGCCCATAGGACCATCATCTCCAGTAGCAGACCAAGTTGCTGATCCACCAAAGTCAACAACATTTCCAGAAGCATAAGTATCTATCATATACTTTATACCTCCCATTGAAGTTGTCTTGGTAGCATCATCTTTGGCACGAATACCAAGAACGAGTTGAGATTGCAAAACCTCAGCCAATTCTCGCTGTTTTCTGGCGATTAGTTGACCAGAATCCTCTTTCCCTCTAATGAGAGCTTCGTTTTCTGTACCAGAAAGATCTACAACATCTTCCAAAATGGAAGTGTAGTTATAAAGATCTTCGTAACCAGTCGTAATCATCGTATCAGCATCTTTACCTTGTGCGGTAACCATACCAATTCGCTTTACTGTGCTAGCACCTGCGATTTCAGCCGCATCACCAGCCCATCTACTAAACTGAATCTGAACACCACCAATAACACCAACAACTTTAAGTTGCTCGCCAGAGGCGGTTTCCATTAAGTCATCCACGTTAAACACACCAGGAGTATCTACAGTAATAACTGCACCACTATCCGTAGTACCTTCTGCTACAACTGCTGTAACTGCCCTGTTGTCACGCAACGACCACTCAACTTTGTGAGATTTAACTGCTTGTTTAAAAGTTCCGATTCTCTTAACCAACTCAATTCTTGGAGTCGGATATTTCTTAATCTCTTTTTCGATATTAAGATATAGTTCCTTGTCTGTAGCGGTTAGAGTCGAACCTTGTCCGTAATTAACACCCATATTTAGTCACCCCAATTCTTCCTATTCAAAGAGTGCAATAAAGTCACTTTGTTCTTTGAATGGCAATTTAGTTATATTCATTTTTCTTCCTCCAATAGAAATCACCTAAGTCTAAGTTTTTTAATACCCTTGGCGATTGATTCCCCTGGAGAAAGTTCTTTATCACCAGTATCTTCATCAACTTTCGGGCTAACTTTGACTTTTCCAGCAGACTTGTTTTTAACTATAGTCTGTGTCTTTAAAGAACCTGCCTTCTTGCCCAAATTGATATTACTAATAGCGTCTTTCGCTATCTGAGCAATAGAGTGCTGTCCTCTAAAAAGTTTTGTATTTTCGTCAAAATCTAACTCCTTAAACCTCTTTGTTATTTGTTCTTGTAGTCCTTTTACATAATCAGGACTTTTAGAGTCAAATTCAGGAAGTTTGGAGATAGTTCCAATGTCCCGTTCTATATTGCTAGCAACTTGTTGCCTTTGTCCCTGTCCTACTATTGTAGAAATGGTATTTTTTAGTTCAGTGATTTTTTCTTCAGATGACTTTGTCTTATCGGCAAAGTTCTTCTGAAGTGTGTTCACCACGTTGGCGACATCACTAAGTTTCTCAAAATCATCAGCCTTATATTCTTTTGCCTCAGTTTTTGGTTGTTCCTTTTCAGGAGTTCCCTTAAACTGGGTTTTCATGTATTGGGAAAGCAATTGAGGATTCCTCAAGACTTTCTCATACTGCTGACTTTTGGCTTTTTCGTTTGCTAGTTGTTGATGTACTGCTGATTGAGGGTTGGGATCAAGTTTTGTTCCCTTCTCTGTTAGCTTTGTTTCTGACTTGGTTTCTTCAGCATCCTCGGATTTTTCTTCCGGTTCAACTTCTTTAGTTTCTTCAGGCTCTTTGGTTTCTTCTTCCTGATTATCCTCAAGTTCTTCCTTATCAGATTCTAGTACGTCATCTGACTCGACTTCGGTTTCTTCACCGAACTCTCTATCAGATGTATCATTATCCGTCATAATTATCACCACCTTTCCTGCATAACCTAACGATGTTTTTAACGAGGCTCGCACCCCGAAGTTTTGCCTGAAAGGGATAACCTTTCTGACTTAATTTAAGTTTATATGTAATTTATTTGAAGTGTAAACCTGTGAAGCTACTAAATACGCTTGTTTGTCTCAACATGAATCAAGTGTCCTTTTGAGGTTAATCTATATACACCAGGGTAAACTTGGCGAGAATATTGACACCTTTTACAACCAAAGATATACCTTGATTTGTCTAATACACGGAAGATATGCTCTCCTTCTTTGCACCTGTGTTTCTTTCTAGGAACATCCATATATTTAACCTTTAACTTTTCTATATGGGTTGCCTTAGAAGCCACACCTGTTTCTGGATCAATATCAATCTTTTCAACAGGAATCTCTTTTGTTATCCACTTGCCTAACTTATGAGGAAAATCACTTTTTTTCATCTCTTTCGATTATAACCTTATCCTCTGCCTCTTTTTGTTCAATCTCATTATGCCTATCTATCCACGATTGAATTTCTAATAACAAACCACGAATAAACTTAATTTGACCAACCAATTCGTCATCCTGAATCTTTTTTGGTGTTATAAAGATCTTTCTGAATCCCTTAGCTATTGTGGAAATTTCTCTAACTTCACGAATCCTGTTCTCAAGAATCATATCCTCTGCTGTTTTTAAACTCTCTTGAAGAATAATATATATAGGGTTTTCATCTGAAAAGAATCTTTTGGCTCGCTTAAACCGGTTTTCAATATCAGCCCAGTCATCAGCAGAAACTTTACCTTGAGGTTTATAGTTCTGAATTTTATCCCTAACTCTTTTTATCATTTTATCAAATGCCAACCTTTAACATCACTTTTTGTACTTAAATATACTTGGTATAAGTCCTTCCACCACTTTTCGTACAACTCATTCACCGCTTCCATTGAGTATCTACTAACAGCATATCTTCTCACTTTCTTTCTGTCTAGTTGAAAGGCTTTCCTGGTATTCACAACAAAGTCGTTTAAAGTATCACACCTATATCCACCAACTCCATTTCTAATAGTTTCAGGAAATACACCAAAGTTTGTTGTTATAGCAGGAGTACCGCTTAGCATGGACTCAACTGATGTCCCACCAAAGGGTTCAAGGTAAAGTGTCGGTAGAAACGTAACCATGGCTTTAGACAAGAGTTTCTTCCGCTCATCAACTCCCACAGTTCCGATAAATTCAGCTTTCTTGTATTCAACTCCAATTTTTCTCCAATCACCAGAATCTTGACCAGCTAATATGAGTTTCTTATCAAGATGTTGAGCAACCATTAAGGCTGTCGCTAAACCCTTCCTTTTAATCATTCTTCCTATATAAAAGAGGTAATTGTCGGGCTTGTTGCTAAACTTGAAATCATCTAAGTCAAAGTAGTTTGGAATCACCCTATCGTAATAGTTGCCGTTGATTGACTGTCTTGGGTGTTCTGAGCCATAAGTGAAGTTTTGAATATAGGCACTCTCAAAGGCTCTAAATTTTGCATAACTTCCACGATATCCAATACCAGGTTCACAAGTCAAAAACAACTTAACATCATCAGCTATATTTTTATGGTAATATCCCTGACTTAAAAGAAGGAAATCATCATCTTTCTTTCGTTTCCTGATTTCCTTAACTGCCCGTTGTCTGAATTTAAAATGACACTCGGTTTTCTTTTTATTCAAATCGTGTCTAAAATCTCCATTCTTCCAGTCATATCCTAATTCAAACCTGTTATCACCATCCCCCCACTCTTTTCTTATGTCCTCCAAATTTACTGTAGGTATAAATTCCAGGTTCTTGTGTTTAATGTCTGTATGGTCAACCCCATACAAAAAGACCTTGTGACCTTTATCCAGCAACATTCGTGTTAGCTTGTGAATCTTTTGTGTAAAAGCACAAGAAATATATTCCTTAGTTACCGGAAGGTGAGGCATGGCAATATAGTGAAATCTCATTTTGTAAACTCCTTTATGGCATCAATTAGCCTCTCATAGTAACTGTCTACAATCTTTCGACCTTTCGCTAAAGGTTTTCCCCATATTGTTTTGATACTTTGAGCAACAAGTTCCTTTTTCCTGAATACACAAACCAAGTAAACATCATCTTCCAAGTAAGGTAAAAAGTGTTTAATGGTTGCAGACTGTCGTGGGTCTTTCCAACCCCACATTTGGATTTTCTTTCGTTTCAACAAGGTCTTTACTTGGTGTTTATAATGATCAACTGCATGGGCTATTTTTTCATCACTTGGGATATTGTTCCAATCCCCACCAGCAAACTTTAAAATCTTGTCATTTAACTGAACAAAGTCTAAATCTTCATTGTGTCCATTACCACAAACGTCAAACTTTACTCCTGCACTTCCTAATGCTTGAGCCACAAAAGAAGTTCCACCACGTTTAGAACCTAATACGACAAAAGTCTTTGGACTTGTGTTTGTCATTTTAGAAAATTCCATAGTAGGCAGTTCCAAACAAACCATTTGAACTCATATCTTCTGTCTTACCTGTTCCACCCAACCACTTGTCTAACTTCTTTTCTTTTAAAGAATGGGGGTGTCCTGGGTTCTTTTTGGTATTTATCCACTCAAAAAGACGAATTATCTTTCCAACCTTTTTGGCATTTTCAATAACCTTTTTAGGACTATCAACGTGTTCTAAAACATTATAAATCCAAACTTCATCAACTTTAGGGTAATCATCCACATCCTCACCTTTCTCATCATTACAAACAAGCCCAATACTATTATATCTTTCTCTAACCCATTCAGGATATTTATTCATTAAAGGATCAATAGCATAACTTTGTTTGAAATTCTCACACTTAAGCAAAAGAGAACATGGTCCCGAACCAATATCTAAAATAGACTTACCTTTTAAATCAAATCTGTATGGAGTTTTAGGATTGGGTGAGGTTTTCAATCCCATCCTTTGAGCATATATCAGTTGTTTCTTTTCTTCGTTGAAGGTATTTACACAATTTCCCCACCAATTTTCTTCCCAAGCCTGAGCCTTTTTCCAGGTCATATATCAATATAGCAAATCGTTAGATATGTGTCAATTATGATCTTTTAAATGCAGGAAGAATTGAAGTATAAGTTTCTGATTCAAATGGATAATACGCAACCAAACCATCTTCACTGCCTGTAAGTTTGATTCCTTTGTTGTCGTCTATTTCTGATTCTGTTCTAATGTCATTCCAAACCCTAACTCCATCCATAATCCCATCATAAAAATCTGTAATCCCAGAGTTACTATTCCTAGCACCAATTATAAATGCCTCAGTGTTATTGTTTAATGAAACATTATTAGAAATAAGTGCTGACCCATTTCCTAAACTTGAACCATCTGAAAACAACTCAAATGTAGTAGCAGATGGCTGAGAAGTTTCACAAGTAAGAGCTAGATGTGTCCAGGTATCTTCAGATAGAATTGCATCTACATCCCATTGGTAATAATCATAATGATTGTCACCATCTGATATCAAGGCTTCTACTATCACTCCAGCACCACGATTAAATATTGTCCAATGCAAACCCCTTTGGGCTGTAACATTCGGATTCTCTTTAGCAATAATTGTAAAGTAAGTAGTATCTACAGGTAATGTTGCAGGACTTACCCAAGCTTCTAAGGTAAATGTCGCTCCTAAATCTAATCCTGTCTGGTCACCATCATCTATTTTTAAATAACTACTACCATCAAAATCTGCTGCATAATCACTACCAGCAAAGGGAGTATCTGTTACAGCATTTACCCCAGAATTGGTTAAATCGTTGTAACCATTATCTTCAAAATCTTCTATACTAAAGTTTGCCATAATTAAGTTGTAATAAATACCCTTCTAGTTACACCAGTCGTCAAATCAAAACTATATGTATCACTCCAATCTCCAAAAGTATCACTTCCACCAGGGTCTTTTCCTCTTACTCTCCAGTAATAAGTATCTGGTGCGGTTAATTCATCTGCTCCTTGAACTGTATAGGTTATTTGGTTGTCTGAAGCCCAAGGATGGGGATCACCTGTACCTGAAAAGGTGTCATCTGGGGTTTCTGAGAGTTTGTCGAGGAGGGGGACACTAGTCATTGGTTCACCATTAATATAAAAACAAGCATCCTCTCCTGCATCTGGGTACAAATTACTAATTTGTATTCCATCGAACAAATTTCCACTATGTTCAGGAGAAGACGAGTCTGTACCAACCAGAATTGGACCAAGCGTGGAATCACCAGTAACACCAGAAAAATCTAACATTATTGCATAAGCAATATTATCTCCGATATTAATTTGTTGAGCCCCAGAAAAAGTAAACGTAATCAATGTATACGAATCTGTAAGTGTATTTGCATCTATGGCATCCGAAGTTGCCAAAACAGACCCTGTTGCTTTACCATCAGTTCCAGGAGTTCCCGTAACCGCATATATTTTGGCATAGATATTTCCCGTAGCAGAAGTATCATAAAAACTATTTAAATAAAATTTGACATCATTGAGCCTATAAAGACCACTTATGGCTGGAATGGCTTGTCCAACATAATCTAGGTAATCTTTTCCACCATTTTTATAATCATTTTGATTTGATTCACTATAAGAGTCTATTGTTGTGTTACTACCATAGCTATAGCCACCACTATCAAAAGTATCAACAGTATCTACCTGTAGTTGATATTCAATTTCATCATCATCATCATCCGTTCCTGTAAATAGTAAATCTGGAGTAGTATCTGATATTTCTGCTGTATCACCAGGAGTATTTAAAGCCACAGTAGGATAAAACTGTTCATAGAAAGTAGCAGAACAAGCCCAACTGTCATCTGATGTTGTTTTTTCCCAAACTATTGTAGCTTCACCAGTTGGAGCAGTTTGTTCAAGAACCCAAGCAGACCCAGATGTCTGTTGTCCAAAATCAACTTCACTTCCTGCAAGTTCATTTCCTGTGGTAACCGCAAGGTCATTAACTGAGGAATCTTTGTTGACAATCCCACCTATACATATTGAGTCAGTTTCGGCTGGGTCAACTGTTACAGTATGAGTAGTTGTTGCTCCTGTACTACCAGCATTTGTACTGTCTAAAATTATCGTATCTGCAGAAGCATCAGTTACTAAATTGACCGCATCCCAAGAAAGGTCAGTACAAGACCCTTCCATTGTAAGAACAACACCGTATAACGTAATGGCTGGATTTAATTGATAATATACCGCAACAAAAGCATCATCACCATCTCCTGTGTTCCTATAATATTCGGCTTCAATAAGGGGTTCAGCATTAAAAGTTAAACTCTTAATTGCCGAGTCAGCATCAGATGAATCATATCCTTTAACAACAACTACTAATGCTTTTGTATTTGCGTCAGTCGTATGATTAGCACTTAGTGTTGCTGTAGTGGTATCGTCTGCATTACTAATTGTGGCACCCAGGGAAATTGCCATTATTTAACCTCCGAATCTAATAATATTTTATTTAAACCTGCTGGTGTTGTTTTACTTTTCGCCACCATGCTTGGGTCTATTTTTATAACTTCATAACCTGCTATTTTCACCCAGTGGAAACCATTTTCTTGAGTAGCGTGTTGACCATCAGAAAGTTTCCCCGTTGGAGTGTCGAAAGCTATACCTTTAGATCGTATCTCGCTTCCTACTATTGGAGAGTTGTATTCTTTTTCAGTTATCTCGGTTTTAATACCACCCTTAATGGAATAATACTTATCAGGTGCTACGCTTACTTTTTGTAATGCTATTGGTGCTGGCATATTAGTCTACCGTATATAAAATAGTAACTGTTAATTCAGTACAAGCTGTTATAGCAGTTGTAGCAAGAACTATCCATGAATCAGCAGGAATAGTTGCATCTGTAAATGAAGTCAAATTCTGCCCCGTTGTTGTATTAGTAATAGCTGTAGCTGCATCCAAAATATCAGTTGCTCCACCACCACCTGATCTGTCGGTATTATGGTATGGGTCAATAGTACAAGATGTTCCAACAACAACTGCCTGGACTTCTGTTACTGTAATAGCTACATAAGTAAAACCAAGAGCAATATCTTCAGAAGCAGTTGGATCTTCTACTGTTATGGAATATCTGTTTGTTGGTGAAGTTCCAGCAGTTCCTGTGTCCCCTTGATCACCCGTTACTCCAGTATCTCCTTGAGTTCCTGCTCCCGTATCTCCCTGAGTTCCAACTCCTGTTTCACCTTGATCTCCTGTTACACCTGTGTCCCCTTGGTCACCAGTTACACCTGTTTCACCATCGACTCCAGTATCACCTTTATCACCAGTTACTCCAGTATCACCTTGGACTGTGGAATCTGCTCCGGTATCGCCTTGGATTCCTGTTTCTCCCTGATCCCCCGTTACACCCGTGTCTCCTGCCACAGTCGAATCGGCTCCAGTATCTCCTTGGATTCCAGTTTCACCCTGAACTCCAGTTTCACCTTGGTCCCCCGTTACACCTGTATCTCCTTGAGTTCCCGTATCACCTTGGACTGTCGAGTCTGCTCCAGTGTCGCCTTTGTCTCCCGAACCTGTATCTCCTTGAATGCCCGTGTCTCCTTGATCACCAGTCACCCCTGTTTCCCCATCAACTCCTGTGTCTCCTTGAACAGTAGAATCTGCTCCAGTGTCCCCCTTATCCCCAGAGCCCGTATCTCCCTGGATTCCAGTTTCACCCTGATCCCCTGTTACACCAGTTTCGCCAGTTGTACCTGTTCCAGTATCTCCTTGGTCACCAGTCACTCCAGTTTCACCCTGGTCACCAGTTACCCCTGTTTCTCCATCAACCCCTGTATCACCTTGGACTGTCGAGTCTGCTCCAGTGTCGCCTTTGTCACCTGTTACACCTGTTTCACCATCAACCCCAGTGTCTCCTTGGTCTCCTGTTGTACCTGTTTCTCCTGCTACAGTGGAATCAGCCCCTGTGTCGCCCTGAATACCAGTTTCACCTTGGTCCCCCGTTGTTCCCGTGTCTCCTTGGTCTCCTGTTGTACCTGTTTCTCCTTGAATCCCTGTGTCACCTTGATCACCAGTTCCTGTATCCCCCTTATCTCCCGAACCTGTATCTCCTTGAGTTCCGGTGTCACCCTGTACTGTGGAGTCTGCACCTGTGTCACCTTGGATACCTGTTTCACCTTGATCTCCAACACCAGTGTCGCCTTTGTCTCCGGTTACTCCTGTTTCTCCGTCAATTCCTGTGTCACCTTGGACTGTAGAATCTGCTCCAGTATCACCTTTGTCTCCTGAACCAGTGTCTCCTGCAACTCCCGTATCTCCTGCTACAGTGGAATCGGCACCTGTATCCCCTTGAATACCTGTTTCCCCTTGAGTTCCTGTCCCAGTATCGCCTTGATCTCCTGCAACTCCAGTTTCTCCGTCTACTCCTGTGTCCCCTGCTACTGTGGAGTCTGCCCCAGTATCGCCTTTGTCACCTGAACCTGTATCTCCCTGAGTTCCCGTATCACCTTTATCTCCATCCCCAGTATCCCCTTGATCTCCCGTTCCAGTGTCTCCCTGGATTCCAGTATCACCTGCTACAGTGGAATCTGCACCAGTATCTCCTTTCTCACCCTTCTCAACTAATATGTCCCAATAGTCTGCCCAATTAGTACCAACACTGGGTTCGTCATTTGCCTGATCCGATGTGTGAGCCTGTATACAGACATAACCATTCCCGTCATTTCCAACACAATCTTCTAAAGAATAAGATGTAGAATCTGCCCAATCACCTTCCCAGGAATATTCAGTTCCAGTGTCTCCTGCGACTCCAGTTTCTCCATCAACTCCAGTGTCACCATCAACTCCTGTATCACCTTTTTCTCCGGTTGTACCAGTATCTCCTTGGACTGTAGAATCAGCACCTGTGTCGCCTTTATCACCTGTAGTTCCAGTTTCTCCATCAACTCCTGTGTCACCCTTGTCTCCAGTACCAGTATCACCCTGCGTTCCCGTATCTCCCTGAACAGTTGAGTCTGCTCCTGTGTCACCTGCTACTCCAGTTTCTCCGTCAACTCCTGTCTCCCCCTGATCACCTGTTACTCCTGTATCACCAGCTACTGTGGAGTCAGCACCAGTGTCACCTGCCACTCCTGTTTCACCTTGGTCGCCTGTTACACCAGTTCCCCCTTGATCTCCAGTCACCCCTGTCTCACCATCAACCCCAGTGTCGCCCTGAATTGTAGAGTCTGCTCCAGTATCTCCTGCTACACCAGTTTCTCCTTGATCTCCAGTTTCTCCCTGAGAACCAGTTACACCTGTATCGCCTTGAACTGTGGAATCTGCTCCAGTGTCACCATCAACTCCCGTGTCTCCCTTGTCTCCAACTCCTGTATCACCCTTGTCTCCCGTTACCCCTGTTTCTCCATCAACTCCTGTATCTCCTTGAACTGTTGAATCCGCCCCTGTATCACCTTTGTCTCCGGTCACACCTGTTTCCCCATCAACTCCCGTATCTCCTTTATCTCCAGTCGTTCCTGTATCACCTGCCACAGTTGAATCAGCACCGGTATCTCCTGCTACACCAGTTTCCCCTTGATCTCCAACTCCTGTGTCTCCCTGATCTCCAGTTACTCCAGTTTCTCCATCAACTCCAGCACCACCAATAGTTCCGACTGAAAGATTTGCGTGAACAAATGTTATATCTTTTGAAGCACCAGAAGTACATCTGGCATAAACCTCAATCTCATCTGTAGCAGTAATGGCATGAATACCAGTAATTGCTCCAATCCCCACATCCCCGGCACTTAAAAACCTTCTACCTTTTAAGTCATTAACTATTGATCCATCAACATAGATAGATACTTCGTAAGTAGACGAAGATGATCCAGAAAAAGAAAATGAAAAAGCCAACCGATAATCACCATTATTATTTATTGTAATTTTGTCGTCTGCATGACTATTAGTAACACCAGAAGATAATCCATCCGCTGTAAATTGTGTGACCTTATACCATTGGTTTTGAGTAGTAAGAGTTTGAGGTGTGGATCCACCATCTACAGATATTTCTCCATAATATGAGGCACTTGCTCCATCTGCACCTGCTGTGCCTGTGTCCCCTGTTGTACCAGTATCTCCTTGAACTGTGGAATCAGCCCCTGTGTCGCCCTGTATTCCAGTATCACCTTGCGTTCCTGTATCCCCTTGTACTGTGGAATCTGCTCCAGTGTCACCATCAACTCCTGTTACTCCAGTTTCCCCTTGATCTCCCGTTACCCCTGTTTCTCCCTGACTTCCAGATGTTCCTGTTTCTCCAGTTGTACCTGCTCCCGTGTCCCCTGCAACCCCAGTTTCTCCGTCAACTCCCGTATCACCTTTGTCTCCAGTCACCCCTGTTTCCCCATCGACTCCCGTGTCTCCCTGAACTGTAGAATCTGCTCCGGTGTCACCCTTATCTCCCGTACCTGTGTCCCCTTGAACTCCAGTTTCTCCTTGATCGCCAGTTACACCTGTTTCTCCGTCAACCCCCGTATCACCTTTGTCACCCGTTCCAGTGTCTCCCTGGATACCAGTGTCTCCTTGAGTTCCTGTTCCAGTATCACCTTGACTGCCAGCAGTTCCCGTGTCTCCGTCAATACCTGTATCACCTTTTTCGCCAGGAGAACCTTCACCTGCACCAGTGTCTCCTTTGTCACCAGTGTCACCCTGACCACCAGTGTCTCCCTGACCACCAGCACCGCCAGTGTCTCCCTGAGAACCATCATCTCCCTGACTAGAAATCACATACCAGTAAGTGTCATCCGTTGGAAGGTTTCCAGTAGTAGTCTGATAAGCAACATAAGAAGAACCCTCATAAGAAACAACATCACCTAAGACATATTCTGTTTCGGCAACATAATCCCCACGAAGATTTAACCCTCCATCTAACTCAAGGGTTACAACATTTCCTAATAGGTCAACTAACTTAAAAACTCCCATTTTACAAAGCCTCCCTTACTAATCCATATTCTAAAGATGTTCTTTCAACCCAAGCCTCATCATAACCCTCGATACTAGAATTATTCTTAATAGTGGCGTGTCTTATAGCAGTAAGTGTTCCCGACTTAGTCACTTTCCTAACTCTCCATTTCTCATCAACACTTTCTTCCCCAAAGTAGGTCAAAACATTTGAAACTCGCTGAGTGTCATTAACTTCCCATGTATCATTTACTGTTACTTGTAATTCGTCATTCTTGTTTACGATAGGTCTTGCTTCACCACCAGTATAGTATCGGAAGTGACTTGAATTATTAGCTGTGGCAACCTCAATCATTTTATCCATAGCCTTATAAAACTTCTTTCCATCGGACAGTCTTACTGAGATAGACTTCTTAGCAGACTTTGTGAGGGATTGCCAAAAGTCTGTTAAATCATTTAATGCCGACAAATCGACCTCTTTTTCCTGTATTTTTACAACAGGAGCAGGTTGTTTTGCTATCTTGACAACAGGAGCAGGAATTTTAGGAGCAGAAACCTTAATTTGAGGGTCAAGTTTTAACTTGGAGACAACCTTTTTAACCTCATCTAAAGCATCTACAACAACATTAAGATTCTGAACCCTTGTCTTATCGGATAAATTAGAAACCTTTACACTCTTGGGGAAACTCTTATGATTAGTAATTTCAACTTCTTTTAAGGAGGGAAGAATATCACTTATCTTAGAGATTGCCTTTTCGAGCTTGTCTATTTTCTTTTCTAGCTTAGATTGATTACCAACAACAACAGTTCCTTTGACATCAACCTTTTTCTGAGGATTCTTAACCATAACCGAGAAGGTGTTTGAGGAGAGTATCTTCTTTAATTCATCAGCTTTTTTGTTAGCCGACTTGACAACAAAAACACCAGTATTCTGGATACTTTTAATAAATTCGTTTGCTAGCTTTGTAATCGTTTCGTACATTTGACATTACTTGATCTGGCTTAAATTATAACCACTTCGCTGTCCGGTTCCTGTAGCTTCTGGAATAGTTCCTGCACCTGCCGATTGTGCCATAGCTTCTGGAGACATGGCTTGTGGCATTTGAGGTTGTGCCATCATCTTAGCTTCCTGTTCAGCTTGAATATACCTTAAGTGTTTTTCTGTGTATTTCTCAAACAACTGAATTATCTCTGGAGGATATAAGGTCTGGAAATCTTCAAATCTGATTGAAGCCGCCATTACAAGTTCAAGATGTGGGTCACGAAGTAGTATCTCTGGTTCTTGCCCTCTTTCCATCATAGCAATATCTCTTTGAGATTTTTCATCAAGTGACACAATAATATCGTCTATATTTTCCATATCTGGGTAGGAATCAATTAAGGCTTCCATTAGTGGTGTTATATCAGCTTGTACTCCTGCCCGACTAGCCTCCGTATTTATAAGGGTAATAAGATTTTGTAAAGAGGCTTGCCTCGAAGCAGGAGTCTGTTTAATCATTTCCTCAGACATTGTGTAAACATCAAAGTTTGCACTTATTTCATCTGGAGAAATTGTAACAAGTTCTCTTACACCCTTTTTACCAGTAACAGCGAAAGTTTGTTCTTCTGATACATATTGAGCATTAAGTTCAATAAAGTGATTCCCAAGTTTCTTCAACACTTGCTCACCAAAGAGGTCGAGAATCATTTTCACATTAGTTTCTATGTTCTCATCAATTATTTGCGCTCCTCTAGCAGTTTGATTGATTGCCTTAGTAGAAGCAGAACCAGATGAATAAAGTGATGAGATTCCACCAGTTCTTTCAAACTTAGTATTTAGTTCCTGTCCAACCGCCAACATTGACCTTGTAGAGTCAATCGGTCTTATTGGTTGAATTTGGTTTGGATCACCTGGAACTCTAATAATCCCTGAAGGTCTTTGCTGGAACATATAATCAGGGGTAGAAGCTGCCGAAGTACCGGCTATCCACATATTGTTGTTTACCTGACGGATGTTTGTTAGTGTCTGGTTTAAAACTTCAGTAGAGGCGATTTGAGTATCTCCTACAGCATCAACAACACTCATTGAGAAAAACTCATCATCTTCAGGAAAGGCAGTCATGTCTATATAAGGATAATGACCATGCCAGTATTCATTCTCCATGTTTAGATTTAAAACCTGCCTGTCGTGTTTAATTAAGGGAATATAGATTACATCTCCCTCAAGTGTTTGCATCCGTGCCGCAGGAAAAGTTGCCGCCATAAAAGCCATTCTATCCTTGGTGTCAGTGTCTTTTACGAAATCTGCTTCATAATCCAACTCTTTACTACTAACTCCACCCTTTTTAAGTTTTGCTATAAATTTCTTATCCCAATACTCATAACCGAAAGTTTCATTGTCTTTAATCATGTCTCCAATACGAAGTTGCATGAGTTCGATAATGTAAGGCTGTTCTTGTAAATCTTGGATGTTTCTATTAGGAATCAAAAGATTATTAAACCTAATAAATTCTAAATCCCCACGATTGATAAGAGGTCGCATCTGATAGGAATACTCATCATTTTCAACCACAACTCTGGGATCATACTTCCAGCCAGTTTTGTAGTAAGCCTTACCAGCAATATAGTTGGAGAAAAAACCTCTTGTAAGAAGTGAAGTCAGAGGTAATTCATTGATTTCCCAATTAACAAAATCCTGATTTACTTGCCTTCTTTCAAAATCTTCCTCTTTTCTTGCCTCAAGCCTAACTTTGGTCATTGAAGGATTGGACCTGGCTATGTAGTTTCTGATAAGAGGAAAGACTTGTTGGTCAACTAACGAATAGTCCCATTCATAAGTGTCATCTAAGTTGAGGACACCCTTATACAAGTTGCGATTGACTTCTACCCTGGAGAATACATTTTCGCACAACTCTTTGGCTTTTGTATAACGATTATATACAATCTCCGCATATTTTTCTTTCTTGCTAGTTGGCATCGACATATATTTTAAGTATAACCTACAATCCCTTCCCTTGTAGTATTTTCTTCGCCTTTATTCTAACTGTTTTAACCAATTTCATATAGGCTTGTCTCGATATTGACATTGTTTTGGCACAATCTCCATGTGTTATTTTATAACCAGAATCTTTTAATAAAAGATATGTAAAGACTATCTTGTGTCTATCTTTTAGCTTCACCAATAAATCTAAAACCAACATTTCTGTGTTTATACGAGAATACATACTTTCTTCAAACTTGTTACTGGAAAACTCCTCTGCGTGTCCGTCTGCATGGTCATAACTCGACATTGGATATGCCTTTGGTATGAAAACTAATCTAGGCATTTATCTGGGCAAGTATCTTAGCCAACACCCCCTTTCTTTCTTCAATGCTTAATGAATTTCTAGTTCCTGGATATCTCCTGTACCACAAAAGGGTTTGAGCCTTTTTGATTGTGTAATTCTTACACATGGCTCTTATGAAGAAGTCTAAATCTTCCAAAACAGGCATTTCCCTAAACCCACCAAGTTTTTCATAAACTTCTCTTTTCATCATGGAAGTCACTGGTATAGGCATTTTAGATTTTCTAGTAATGTATTTTTTAGTCATAGTGTTAGGAGGAACTGATAAGTAGGAATTACCCTCTTGCCACACAAACAAGTCTGGATAAGCGACATCTGCTCCTTTAGCAATCACCAGAGCCATTTTCTCCAGGTAATCAGGAGATAGAACGTCATCTGCATCTAAAAAGAGAATCAAACTTCCAGTAGAGTAATTAAACCCAATATCCCTCGCCTTACAAACACCAACATTCTCAGGAAGAATAATGGTTGTTGCTATGGCATGAGCCATTGGATTATCACAAGCATCATGAACCAGAATAGTCTCTTTTGGTTGTCTAGTTTGTCTTTTAACAGACTCAAGACACTCATTGAGATATTCTTCTTTCTGATAACAAGTAACTATTACAGAACAATCTATTTTAGGTGCTTTCATTTCTTCTTTTTAACCATTTCTTTAAGTAACTTGATTTCCTTTTTCAACTTTTGTGTTTCTTCTTTTGACTCCTGCATATAGGTTAAAATATTTTTCGTGTTTATTACTAACTCACGAAATTGCTCTCTTATTAGCATTTCATTAAACATTCATATCACCCCCTTCTTGATTTCATCCTCATTCTATTAGTAAGCCAACTTTTTGTTTGGTCTGCCCATTTAGGAGCATCTTTGGGTTTTGTACTCCAAATGTCGATGTTGGTGAAAAAATACTCCATAGAGGTTCTAAAATGAGATGTCCAATCATGAATTGGCAATGAAACAGGTTGAGTAGACTGTGAGGTTTCCTCTCTTTGAGGATAACGAGCAGACTTTAAACACTCCATTAAATACTCTGTTCTGGCACTTATATCTACCTCAATTCCTTTTTGCAAAGCAATCTTTGTTTTCTCCCTGCGAGTAGTAAAGTCATTTTTAGGAATTGACTGGACAAAAACCCCAACCTTTTCTAGTTCCTGTCTAGTAGTTGTATCTTTTACTAAGTAACTTCTTTTGTTTACATCAGGATCTCCAAAGTGAATAGCCGGAGGGTATTGTGCGATATCTGTTACTGCCTTTATGTCATCATCGGTATATTGGAACTTAGAATCCATCGGTTTTCCAAAAAGAGGGTAATACCACTGAATAACCTTGTCTTGTGACTCAAAACAGTCAACAATTCGCCATTTACCATTAGCAGGGTTTTGTTGCCAGAAAATCAAGGCTGTACCATCCAAACCAAAATCCCAACTACAATAAAGCTGTTTGTTTACAAGGAATGGGAACTCACCAAAAGCGGCACTCTCCATTTCAGGATAAACCCTACCTGTAATAGAGGTTTCCCAATTAATCATGATCTCACGATTGAAGTCCTCACTTGAACGTCTGTCTCTTTGAGTTTCTAACCACTTTTTTGTTTTTCTTGGGTCTTGGTTGTAAGTAAGAGTTACAACTTTAATTTTCTCACCATCTTTACCAAAACGGAGTCTTTTAGCCTTAGAAGGTCTGTCCCCTGGAGTTGTGGCAATAATTCGACAATTAGTAGTATCAGCAGTTGCTCCCCAAACTGCAATTCCATGGTCCCAGAAGGCAAACTCATCTAAAAAGATCATTCTATGCCTAGAACCTCTTGAGAAGTTTTGGTTAGCAGATTCACCGGAAACAACATTCCCATTTTCAGGATTGATTAAAGACATATAAGTAAAATGCCTATTTCTGTCAAAACCTTTAGGAAGCATAAAATCAGGAAGCCTGGAAAGCATATAGTCAAGTTTTCCAAACAAAGATTCTTCTTTGTTTCCAGTTGTTCCACCACGCCTGTTGTCAACATAATCCTCTTTACGAGAACCAACTAAGACGTTAGAACCTGGTTCGTATCTCCACATCCAAAGAATGGTAGCCAATATCGTATAGGTTGCTCCAACCTCCCTAGACTTTTCAATAAACAAATCCTCACCATCTCTGATACTTTTTAAAATGTCTCTTACAAGTCTTTTTTGAAAGGGGAATAGTTTAAATCTTAAATGAGGACTTTGTCCTTTTGGAAGTTTTGGATTAAAGGTATAACAAAAAGTGTCAATAAAATAGATGGGATCTTCAGAAGCCTTTTCCTTCATTCCCTCCAGGGTAGCTTGAACCCTTTTGACTTCTGCTTCAGACAGGTTTTGCATAATTTCTAATTGCGTGCTATATTTTAAATATGGTTTTTTCTTCTAAAAATGGAACGAAGTGGTATCTTCACACCAGAAAAGTAATTCTTCCTAGAAACAAAATTGAGGCTATTTCTTACTACTTTAGCAAAGAAATTAAAGATGACTACTACAAAGGCGATTTGCCTCTTAAATACAAAGTTTTTGAAACCCACAGTGGGCTTCCTATGGTTAAAAAGGTTTAAATAGTTTTTCATATTTTGGTCTTAATATCTCACCACTAAAGTTCTTCTTGCCGAGTTTGAAAGCCTTTTCTTTTAACAACTTAGTTAAAGGTCCAATAGAAGCCAGCCAGTCAATTTTCTCTGCCAATCTTTTAACATCAATGGAATACAAGTCAATTTTACTTCTAGCCATGAAAGAACCTTTCTTCTCCGACCTAATAAGCCAGTCTTTGGGAAGCAACTTATTATTAGGTGAGATATCAGTCATAAAAACCGGCAAGCCACTCATCAGGGCTTCATTTGTGGTCAAAGACAATCCACCAAACCTCCTGGGTAAAATAAGAGCATCAAAATTCTTATACAGCTCATAGTTGTTTACAAAATCCTCTATTCTGTATTTCACTCTCTTGTCATCTAAAAAGTAAGTCATCGGAAGTGGATGTTGGGTGTGGATAACCAACTCAAAATCTTCTTTAGACAATTTAACAGCTTCTAGTAAATCCAGGGTTCCATTTCTGTCCTCAGTGACCAAAGTTCCAATAATATGTAGGAATCTTGGCTTCCCTTTCCTTTTCATGTTAATTTTCCTTGGAATCTCAAACTCATCGGGGTTTATTGGAGGGGGAAGATAAGCAACAGAATCCTTACCGAACTTTTCTTCCATCTCTTTAATTTTCCAATAAGAAGGCATTAAGAATACATCTGGAGCAGGAAGGTAATGTTTACCCAGGTTTTCACAAAATTCATAGTTAGACTGACAATAAGTCTTAATTCCCTTTTGCCTAGCCCAGTGAATCATGTTGAAGTTATAAGGATTCTCGCAAGTAAAGATGTGTGTAAGGTTCTGCATAAAAGCGAGAACATCCTTATCTGAAGGAAACCCGTTAGAAACAAAGAACTCAAAATCCTTGTACCAATCAAAGTTCTGTTTCTTGTTTTGGGAAAACCCAGAGGAATTAACAACCAAAATCCTATCTGGTTGTATCAGTTGTGCCAACCTCCTAGTTTGAGCGCCAAGACCAGAAGAATTAGCAAAAGCTATTAAACCTATTTTACCACTTTTGTTCTTTTTCATATTTGTAATCAGAGCCTCTCCCATCTAAGTTTAAGGATCTCTTTATGTTTTCTCCTGGGATATAAATGTGCATACGCCACTTATCCCAACCTTTCATTTCATCAGCCATCCAGGCATCAATAACTTTACCATGAATCAAATCTTCTATGAAACAATTACTGTCCTCTGAAAAGAACTTGATTACTTCTGTGTAAAAGTCTGTTCTAGCCAAGTGCGGTCTTTGTGACCACTGGTAGGTTTTTAACAATCGGTTTTCTACCTTGCCTATTATCATATATTCATGTTCTTTTGGAATACTAGCCTCAAAATGAAACCTTATAAGAAAGGAATGACCTGTAAGTAAAGTTCTCTGTAAATATGGAAAGTCTATCGGTTCATCCACAACCAAAGGAGTGTCATGCTCAACAAACAACAAAAGAGGAGTTTTAATCATTGGCATTATCTTTTTCATCATTCCTGACTGATGTTTGTGTTTTTTAAACAAAACTGGAACTGTTTTTGAGTATTTGAAGTTACACATCCACAACATCCGATTTATATACTCACTATATCTTTCAGAAAAGTCTTTCTGTTCATCTCTAACCCCATCAAACCCTATCACTATCTTACAATCGAGGTGATGTTTAACACTATTGAGTGCCTCACACATCATTCCAGTATCAGGGTGAGACTTAATTGGAGAAGTAACAACTACAGCAGTTGTAGCATCCACCGGACATCCTAATTGAATAGCAAGTTTCTCTTTAATCTCTTGTTTTTTGGAAATCCACCAAGCATAAACTTCGGGACCTTTGTCTTTGTATTTTTCAATTAAATAGGGAAGTTCGTCATAAGAGGTTAATATTGGAAATGGAGCATCAGAAAACATCTTTTGCCAATATCCTGTTTCACCTGCAACATTAAACTCATCAACAATAGGTACTGCTCCACACTCAAGAGCCTCATATACACGGAAACTACTATGAGAAACATTACCAGACGGACAAAGAACAACCTTAGAACCAGCCATAGCCTCAATATATCTTTCTGGAGAAAGTCCCTTAGCAAATCCATCAGTCGGAACATATAAACCAACTGTGGCTTTTCGTGCCAATAGTTTTTCTAAAACCTTACCCATCTTTTCACGCCTGGTATGATTAATCTGACCTGCAAAAAACCAGTCATACACTTTTGGAGCATACTTAGCCTTTTTAGTATGTGGAGTATAACCAAGAGGTATTAAGTTCTCACAATGCCCATACTGACAATAATGAATCATGTCTGGATGTTCTAGTTTTGAGCAATCAAATTTACCTTCCTCATCCGAGGTTATGAAAACCATTACTTTTTCATGTTTCTGAAGTTCTTTGTTAATTTTGTCTATTACATCACCCTGATAAGCACCAGGGACTAGAAAGACCTTCCTATCGCCTTCTGGTAAGTCCTCAAGCAAATCTTTAATAAAAGTCTGGTCCCAATAGGAATCTGGAGCAACACCTACTTTTACTGTTAAATAGTTTATTTTCATTTAGTTAGTTTAATCCAAGTCCATTGTGGGTGAATAAGTCCATGTAAGGCACGATCTTTGCTGAATTTAGCGATATTCAGTTTACCGACTCTGTGATGTTTAGAAAAAGGTTCATCTTCGTCACCATGTATCATCTGGAAAATAAACACACCATCCTTTTTAAGAACCCTGCTTGCTTCGTCAATATAGAATTGTACTGCATCAAAAGGAATGTGTTGAAAAACTAATACACAATAAACACTGTCAAAGGTTTCGTCTTTGTAGGGGATACTCCTACCATCAGACAACTTAAAATGACACTTTGGCTTCCTCTTTTTAGCAATCTCCAACATTCCTTCAGAAATATCTATCCCACAATAACCATCTTGCATTAAACGACCAACTCCACAACCTATTTCAAGGGTTTTGCCTTTTTTTAGTTCCTTACCAAGAAGGTCTAAAAAGGGTGCTTTGCCGATATCAGAAATATACTTTATATCTACTTTGGGATCTTTACTGGCTTTGTTCCAATAGTTTTTTTCTTTTGTTAGTCTATTCATACAAAAAATGAGCTTCGTGTTGATAATCCAAAAGAGTTTCCTTGTAACCAATCTTTTGAATCCACCTTCTGACCTCGTAAGAATACTTCCCATATTGATCAAAGAGAAACTCTGGATGAAGTGAAAGCCAAATCTTAGGATGATATTTTCTCAAAGTCTGTTCCGCACCTTTTAATACTTCCCACTCAGAACCTTCTACATCCAAAGAAATAGCAGTCGGGGGGATATGTAATGATTGCACAGTGTCAATTCTGATTTGAGGTATATCACCAGGATCTTTCAATTCCTTAAAACCATGATTTGTAATAATTTCCTTATTAGAACATTCTGGAAAACCCTCAAGTAATCTTGCACCCTTAGTATCTTTGTTACTAGCAAAACCAACAAAGGAAAAAGGTACATCTAGGTCATTTCCTTCCCAAACGGCTCTTACATTCGACCAGACGAGTTTGTTAGGTTCAAAAAGTACCACATTTTTAACTCCCCAAAGCATACAAAGTGCTGGCATCTCCCCTTCCTCTACTCCTACATAATACAAAACATCATCTTTGGTGAGTTTTTCATACATAGAATCCAGTCTTTTTCTCTCCCAACCCTTTTTGGAAAACCACTCTTTGCGGTTTGCCCTGTGTTCAGGAAGCAAAATATCCCACTTGCCATTAATTTTCACGTTTTTCATCTGTTTACAAATCTAATATAATCTTCTGGAATATCAAAATCGTCTGTTAAGTCATCAATAATTACCATTCTTTCACCAAAGAGTTCTGAATTGATTAAATGGTCTGGGAAGTCCAGTAAACACCTATACAAATGACAAAGTGAAGTTCCATTAGCTATTTCTTTTCTAAACAAATCGGCAGACCTATTAGCACCACTCTCAATTAATTTATGTTCGTTGGGATAAAAACCTATACCAAAAGGTTCAGAATAAGGTTTTCCGATATTACTTGGTCCTGAACGACCATATAACATCCACCTTCTTGAAAAATCATTGACTATCTTGTAAATAGCACTTTCAGTGAAGTAAACATCCCCAAAAAGAATCACAGTTCTACCTTCTTTGTTCCAAATAGGTTTGGAATCCATGTATTTATTGGCATCAATATACTTCGGGTCATACTTGGGTTTATATAACCCTGCTCCCTTAAATTTGTACTTACTATTATCTGATGCAACAACAATATCCTCAACTCCATGAGTTCTTAATAATCGAATAGTTCTTTCAATAATAGGTTCACCATCAAACTCAATCATGTGCTTTTCAATTCCCTTGTAATTCTTCCACCTAGTAGATTTCCCACCAGCCACAATAATATAAGTAGTAGGCACAGTTAAGAGGTCATCTTTTAACTCAGTAACCATTTCTCTGATATCTTCTGCACTAATTCTTTCCTCAACCTTGGATAAACCAGAAGCGATAGGATGATTTAAAAGGATATTAAAACAAACTTGTTCAACCTTCTGTTCATAAGGCATACCCCAGGGATAATAAACCATTTTGTCTCCCCACAACTCATAAGCATCACCTTCCAAGAAGGCGTGCATAATTACACTGCCACTAACAGTTAAAATAACTTGAACAGCAGAACTCTCTTTAAAAGTCTCTATTTCAAGGTTTCCTCTCTTAATTATTGTGTTTTTCATCTTTTAAAATACAAATCTCTCTGTTTAAAATCAAAATTAAAGTCAAAAGGTTTACCATCTAACTCTAAAACCTTAAATCCGAAATCTTGCAAAATTCGTATCAATCCAGGGTAAGAATCATTAAACACAGGGCTAATTTCCATTATTAAGTGTTTAACTCTATTAAGACCAGATGCAAAATACCTGATAACGTGTTCCTCTGCACCCTCAATATCAATTTTCATTAATTCAACGTCTTTGTCTAAGTCAAAAACACCCTCTAAATCTTTATCAAACCATATTGTGTGTATATTTGCCTTTGGAGCATTTAACTTAAAAACCTCAACATTTTCTATATCACCCTCAAACGCTTCAACCTCATAACCAAACTGACTCGCCATCCTTGAATACCAACCAACATGAGAACCAACATCAATAACTAAGTTCTTTTTGTTTCCTTCTTTGAGGATTTTTCCTATTAACTTGGTTTGTTCTTTTTCCCAAGTTCCTTCATTGAATAAAGTACGAGAAACATCATCTTGACCAGTACAATAGAATCCAGGTTGACTTCTATACTTATTCCAATTAAAAACAGTCATTAAACCCAAATCTGTCTCAACTTCTAATCGTTCATGACTTTTATGACCAGCTTCACAAGTTTGCCTTTTAACTCCTTCTCTAATCATGATTTTGAGGCTTTTATCCTTTCTAGCATCTCTACTGCTCTGTGGGTATAAGTTTCACTTTCTCTAACTTTGTTAAACCCGTTTACTCTCTTAATCTCCCGAAGGTTGTTGTTTTTCAGGTAATAGTCAATACTGCTCTTTAAAGAGACAAAATCATCATGGGTGTAATGCCCTACACCAATAGTATCTACTCCTCCAACAATCGGATTAAGAAGAAAACCTCCCCTGCCACGGACCTCATAATAACGATCAGAAACATAGTTTTCTTGTGTTCCAAAACACGAATCTCCAATTACTATCTTACTGGAGGCATACAGAGTGTTTAAATCATGTCCTCTAACGACCTCAATACCATCATTTCCATAATGACCGAATTGATCTTCGTAAGTCTCTTGAAGGAACTCTATAAGTTGTGGTCTGAAGGGATATTCCTGGTGATAGCCCTTAGAACCAGTAAATACAATCTCATGTGGGAATCGAACTGGATCAGGAGCAGACATATAACAATCCCGTTCTACGACACCTGGTTGAAGGTAAAAATAGTTTAAATTATGTTTTTTATACAGTTTTTCGGCTTCTGGAGAACAATCCGCCATAAAGATATATTTTGTAAACCAAGTAGCCTCTTTACCCACGTCTTTTTCCCGTTCTAAACCAGCCCACTTATCCAAATGAACTGATACGGTAGGAACCTTGTTTTTCTTATAAGTCTCAAAAACTTCTTTTAAGCCTAAAATATTGTAATTCGGGTCGTGGGTGTGACTATAAAGAAGTAAGTCTAAGTCTGGCATCCATTTAAGAAGAGTGTCTTTTGAAGTTTCGTTCTCTTGAAAAGTTACTACATTATGCCCTAACCTAAGAAAAGTCCATTTCCGGTCATTCTCTGTAGAAAATTCTGGTATGAAGTTACCTATAAATCCTATTCTCATTCTTCGAATATCCTTTCCAGTCTTATTCTTCGAATACTTATTCTCATAAATCTCCCATAAATAATAAAGCTAATACGTTCAAAATCCCGGCATACCAAATAAGACAAACAGTAAAGACTAATAAAAAAACTCCATAAGCCTTATTCATTAATTTAATACTAACACCTTGCTTTTATATAAGTCAAGACATACTTAATTTCATTTAGTTACATTAGGGGAGGTAATGGGTTTTTAGAAGGTGTCTACATCTGTGGATGTTTTAAGAGTATGTCTATAGCTGTGGATACACCCTCCCTTTACCTAATCAAAGACACTTGTGAGACTCCCAACTGGTTTATTTGCACCCTACCCTACCCTACCCCCCCCATGACCTGTCGTTCAACTCACTGCACAGCCCTGCCCTGAGCTGATGAGTTGATTATCCTTGTAACATGATGGGGTTGATTAATGCTTACCGCTAAGCTAACATATATACATGGACATAAAAGAGATTGCCAAACAACTAGGGAGCAGAGGCGGTCAGGCACGAGCCAAGACCTTGTCAGCCTCAAGGCGTAAAGAGATAGCAAGTAAAGCAAGTAACACCAGATGGGGGAATGCTTACCGCCAAGCAGACACCAATCAAACACAGTCAAGGTATTGTCTTAAGCACAAGGTAAGGGATTGTGGAAAGTGTAAGTGAGGCTATCTACAAGGGAAAGGGTACTATTTACAGTCTATTTACAGTCTATTTCACCCTTTACGAGGAACTATCCACTCACCATTTCAGGTACTAATCAAACTATATCCTTATACACTTATACAAGAATTGGAAAGGGTTTTTTACTTCTTCTTACGGGATAATTCCAACGCTTCATTAAGTAACTCAGGGGATATTGAAAAGATATTGTTTTGAGTTAGATTTGAGGGTGTTTCTGTAATGCCATGATGTGCAGTCAGTAAGAGTTTGACAATGGCGGAAGATGACTTTTTGTTTAGACCATTAACCATTAAGTACTCTTTTTGCTTCGCTCTAATTCGATCTAGTAATACACGAATGTTTGAAGCGTCCTCGGTTCTTGCTTCGTAGTTTAACAGCGCCTGCTCTGATATATCGGCATGAATTGAGGCTGATACGATTGACGGAAAACTGTTTTCTGATAACAGAGAAATATATTCTTCAATCTTATTGTGTAACTCTCCTCGATCTTTTTTATTAGCAAGGGATATCTTGTACTTAGTGAGGGCTGAATGTTTCATTCCTTTTAAACTCATAGGTTAGTAGGTTTTGATGTGTAAGAGGTTGGCGTGCCTGTGTGTAATGCTTGCATATCCTCTTATATGTTAAGTATAGCACAAAAACTGCTCGGTCTTAGCCTCAAATTGGTCATCAATAATACTTGACAATAGCACGCCGTGTGTTATACTTAGAGTAATGAAAGACAACAACAAGATACAAATAACAGTTAAAGGCGGAGTTGTGGTTGAAGTCGAATGGATAGAGAACAACACCAACAACCCAGACAAACCCACAAGCATAATTCCATTAATTGAAAACGAAAATTACACCATTGTTGACCTTGACTAATATGAAACTACAATATAACCAAACTACGGGGAACGATTATAAAGGAATGAACCAAGCTATTTTAATGGCAGTCAAAGACGATCAAGACTACAAGTCAAACTCATGGATAACTTTCGTACAAGCTAGAACAGCAAACCTCAAGTTAATAAACGCCAAAGGCAAAGGAGTACATTTAAGAACATTTGTTGACGATACAGACAAGAAAGGCGAACCAACCCAAAGACCCATTCATTTTGTAGTATTTAATAAGGATTTAACAAAGAAAATATAACATGGACAAAACAACAGCTACCACAATTTTACAGCAGATCGGCGGAAAAGCCCTGTATATGATCGGGGCAAAAGGTAAACCAATGATAGCTTTAGAAAATGGCGTAATATTCAAAGTCGGCAGGAACTCAAAAAGAGTAAACAAAATCAAAATCCTGTTAAATGCTATGGACACATACGATATTGAATATTGGTATAACGCATTCAGTTTAAAAACATATACAGATAAAAGCAAACTAATATCTGAGGATAAGGGAATATACTTTGACGGATTGAGAGGATCAATAGAACGAAACACAGGACTATATACAAGTCTATGAAACACAAAATAACAAAGACAGAATGGGACAACCACTTAGAAGATTATAAATCTATTAAGAACGGACAACATTATATATTAAAATTTGTTGAGGGATCGGGAACTTGTCTTGTACCCGTTGAGATTGTGCCAGATAAAGAAATCAAAGACACAAGCAGACAAGATAACAACAAGGAAATAATGAAGTTGATGGCAAAGATTGTTAAATTAAGTAACTTTCGATTTGAACCAGACTACAAACCAACACCAGAGGAATGTATAGCTATGGCGATCACAAATTACTTTGAATGGGACAGCCGAATAGTTGATGTATGCAAATGGACACTGATTGACGCTAATTTCCACGATCTAGCAGAAAAATTAGAAGAAGTGGCAAAAGAAAACAAACCAGACTTTAACAAGCTACAAGTTACAGCAGAATTGAGCAGTTCACAGCTTGATCTTGTAAAAGAATTTATAGAAAAGATTTAATCTATTGAAAGCTTGATCTGGTACTAAACCCAGTCAGACAGATCAAGCCTTGAGGAGATTAGAAAGGAGAATATGAACAACAAAACATACAAGGCACTGAAAAGATTTATGTCGGGCAAATACGGCAAAACCAGTTTGCAAAATGAGCAAGACAAAGAACAAGTTGAAGTATGGATAGATGAAGTTGCCAAAAAGTACGAAACAAAAGACACTTTATCGAAAAAATCTCATGGATTGATTGATAAACTACTTTGTTCCGAGTATGAGATGACAGAAGATGAAGATGACTATCGTTTTCAGATACAGAAAGCACAAGGCGAGATTGACACACTTATTGAAAAATAGTTTTCACAATGGGTTTGAAGTTGTCGAACCTATTGGTGAGAATTAGAAAGGAGGATAAATATATGAAATGTAAAAATTGTGGGTCTAATGACAAATGGAGATGTCCAGTATATCAATCGGTTGATGTAGAAGTAGGCAAAGATGGGCAAATAACAGATAATGGGATAGACTTTTCTGATCCTGACTTAGAGAAAAGTAAACTGTTTTGTGATAATTGTGGAGAAGATGCAAACTAGCTTTCACAGGGTAGATTATCGAAGGCTATAATCTGCCCTATTGAGAATTAGAAAGGAAAATATGAAATACAAAACAATAGAATTAAATCAAACCATAAAATATATTGATACTTGTCCTAATTGCCAAAACAAATACGCCAAGATCGAAGCAATCAAGAACGATAAAGAAACTCTTATAACAAAAGTAGATTGTTTTTACTGTAGACAATGAGTAGGCAAAAGGTTTTGGAAACATTTTTAAATGACGAAGTTGATCAAGTGGAATTTGGTATATATAAGTGGCGAGGGATTTTATACGAGATATTACCTTATAAGAAGATACTCAAAAGCAAGAAGTTAAAAGCCAGCCACTTTATTAAGTTCCAAGACAATACGCTATATGGTATCAGGGAAATATCACCGGCAGTATATAAAAAACACTACTTGACAAAAGCACACGATTAGTTTTATAATGAATTATGGAATTTGACCAGAAATACCTCAAGACACTTATAACAGTAATGAAAGACAATGTTGACGATTTAAGCAAATGGTCAGCATATAATGGGGACAAACTTCAAGAGGAAGCAATTAAAATGGAAACTATGTTAGAAAACATCAGAATTGACAATTTATGAACGAATATCAAGAGAAAGTTAAAAACGGGATTTGCCCTTACTGCGGATCGTCTAATTTAGACACACACCAAGAGCCAGACGGGGAAGATTACACACTAGAGATATTTTGCCACGATTGTAATAAAATTATATGATAATTGATACATATTACCAAGACTTAATCGACAAACAACTAATTGCTGATAATAAAGCAAGAGAAGCCAAACACACTTCAAGTGGTCTATTGAGTGCTTCAATGCTCTATCAACCCCTTAGATTTCAAGTCATGAAGTCTATTGGCATACCTACAAAGAAGTTTGAACCATATCTGTTAGGCAAATTCAAAAGAGGAAACGATGTTGAAGATTGGTTTGTTGAAAGAATGAAGAAAATCCTTGTAGATACTCAAGTTGAAGTTAAATATCGGGGAGCAATCGGATATCTTGACGCTATTCTAAAATCGGACAAAGCACAATTCAAGAAAGGAAACATACCCCATGAAGTCAAAAGTGTAACCAACGCCAAACTCAAAAGAATCACCAAAACAGAAGTCGATTATCACTTTAAACTTCAGGCTTGTTTCTATGCTCTGGGACTTAAAAGTGAATACTATGCCTTAGATATCATCTCAGCCGAAGATTTGAGAGTAAATACCTATATATTCCAAACCAGACTATTAACCAGTGATGTTAACAAAACAATAGAAAGCTATGACAAAGCCATGAAAGACTGGAAAGAAAAACAGATCCTTCCAAAGTTTGAAGTTAATCCCAAAGTACCTTGGACTAAAAATCTAGCTTATGCTCCATTTGAAGAAAAGTACCTTAAAATGACAGACAAGGATTTAATCAAACAATTATGAGAACAATTAAATTCAGAGCCTGGGATATTGGATTAGCAGAAATGATTTACTTTGATATCGTTTCAGTTCAAGACCAAGACCATCAACTATTAACAGAATATTATGAGGATGGACAACTTATGCAATTCACTGGTCTAAAAGACAAAAACGGAAAAGAGATATATGAGGGGGATATCCTCAAATGTCGGATAATGCTAGATTATGATGTGTTTAGTAAATCAGAAAACATAGAAGTTAAATTTGAAGATGGACAATTTATACCAATGACCGAAATGAAAATGACCAAACATAGAATGTTAGGGAGATATTATGATTATGAAATTATTGGCAACATATACGAAAACAAAGATTTACTAGACATAGAAGAAAGAGGAGATGATTCAGGAAAATACGAAGGAGATTATTTTGAAACTGAAAGTGAGTAAATTTAAAAGTTGAAGGGTGGGGATAAGAGAGGACAGGAAAGCTAGTCAACCTTAAGTTAGTTTGGGTGACACCAACCTTAAATTTGGATGCTAACTGGACTCGGTGACAATGCAGAACTCCGAGAATGTCCCCACCACTTGAACCTTTAAATATGAAAGTACCCAAGAATAACAAAATTATTGCATACATAAAGCTGAAGTAGTCAGTTGATTGCATATATGACAAATAAAGACATAAAAGCGGAGGTTGAGGAGCTTTGGGACTTAATAGAAAAACATGCTCCTGAATTTTCAGACGAATATGGATGGGGAACTACACAAAGTTTGTGTGAGGAATTACTAGAATTAAAAACAGAAGCCCTCAAAGAAGAAAGAAGTAAGGTGGTTGAGGAGATAGAGGGAATATCCATTGACCTATCAGCAATTAAAAATAGAAGTGTTGTTGGGGTTGTAAAGGAAACTCACAAGCAAATTCTCAAAACCCTTAAAAACATATGAACACAAAGGATAAAAGGAAGGAATGTAAAATTTTCGACCATGACTTCAAAAACCTTATTCGTAAAGGTAGGGCTGATTGGAGATGTCCAAAGTGTGGAAAGAATGTAATGATACTTTTAGTTTATGCAGAGCAAGCAGGAATAGATTTAACAAAATGCCAAATAACAAACTAGATAGTGTGATGGAGTGGGAGGTAGAGTTTGATGAAATAACAGATGACTTAAAGGCTATGCCTTTTGATACTCAAATGAGGGGAACTAAACAATTCATCACCAAAACCATAAAAGCTATATTGAAAGATGTAGAGTTAAGCAAAGAACAAATTGAACAAGCTAGTTATGAAATGCCATTGTTTATTGATGGCTACAACAAAGCAGTAGCCGAGCAAAAGAGGAAGCATGAGAAGTATGAAACTTGACCCTAACAAATTCAAACTAATAAGAAGAAAGAACGCTTTGTGGTTTACAGACAAGTTTATGGACAAAAGAGTTATTGTAACCATAGCCAAACTAAACTACTTTGATAGGTTGATGTGGAGATTGGGTTTTAGAGAATATGTCCGTAAGAAGAAAATACAAAAGTGGATTAAGTTTTGGTCAACACCGAGAGTATGAAGAAGAAGTTTAAAAACGGAACAAAGAATAAAGCTAAGTTAAGAGCTATAAGTGATCTAGTACATCAGTGGGAAACACAACTACCTGCACACTTTTATTTAGTTATTACAAAGATACTAGACTCTTAAATTATATTAAAAACTAGAAGG